CCTGTGGCTACTATAGCTGAAAACACCTTTGGAACAGCAGGCACTTGGGCGAGACTGGGGGCTGGTAATTATTCGTGGACAATCTCGGGAGCCTTCACCGCCAATAAGACTGTCGTATTTATAACTAGCGATATTGTTTCTGGTGCGGGTATAACATTACAGGCTAGTAGAAACGACGCGAATACTATTTATGTAGCCTCTAATAATGGGCCAAGCTCTCTTGATGGTCTAATGACGGGGGCTTCAATCTTCGTGACGGTTTATCCCTAACATGAAAAAGATATTCTTTATATTTAGTTTTGTTCAATTATTGAACATGACTGCTCAGGCTGCTATTATACAGCCGCCTCGGACTGGTGCTCAAAGGACAACGTGGTCAGTGAGTTTTATAACTAATGCAAATTATCTCACTAATTGGGCGTTAGTGCCTACTAATGCACTCACTGGTGGTAGCGGGCAGACAAATTGGAACGTTGCGGCAATCACCAACGCCGGGACCGCCGCTTACTCCAACGCGACCGCGTTCGCCTTGGCTCAAAGCGGAACCATCGTCACGCAAAACAATTCCTTCTCCCTGGTTCTGAGCAACGCGCTAAAGATGGACGCCGCGCACTCGCTTTCTTTGAGTAATGCGACGGCTTCACGGCTCGCGTTTGTTGGCGCGGATAATACGGTTGGAAGTGCGGCGGGTTCAGGTGCGGTGCCAGTGGACGCAGACGGGAGCGCGGCGACAGGTCCGCAGGTTAACGCTCTGTTTTCAGGGTTTGTTCAGACCAATAACAACGTAAACGCGATCACGTGGTTCACTAATAACGGTGTGGCTGTTGGCGTCAATTCAAGCGGGGTTATAATCGCAACGAATTACGCGGCGGCAGGCGTAGGGATGTCTTGGAACACTAATGGGGTGATACTTGCTTATAGCGCAACTGACAACTCATTTGATGTGAGGAGCGGAACCAGCGGAGCAAGCAGCGCAAAGATTCTTGTTGCTAAAGGCGGAGGATTTGGCGGTGCTGGATTTAATGGTGCCATTAAGTTTAGCTCGGCAGACGGATCGCTTCCATGTGGATGGGATTATGCCTCCACAGGGTTTATTCCTGGAAATGACAACGAGCTTCATCTTGGAACCACAACCCGGAGGTGGAAGGACGTAAACACTTATGCGGTGCTCGAACCTGTTGTAACGAAAACCACGAATTACACCGCAACTCTTACCGATTCAATAATCCTCGTAAACGGAACAACGCTGACAATGACTCTCCCGACCGCTGTAGGAAACACGAGCAAGACTTTTACCTTTGAGGAAATAGCGAACTCAACTGGGACGATCACCAACTCGAACGGCTCGCAAAATATCAATGGGTCACTGAGTTACTCGCTATCGGCGCAATACAAAAATGTGAAGGTGGTCAGTGATGGCACGCAATGGTGGGTGATTGGGAACAACTGATGAAGCATTTTCTTCCATTACTTTTCGCGCTTTCCGCACTTGCCCAAGTGCCCCCGAACGATCCCCCAGTGGGACCGCCGCCTGATCCAGTCTGTGTACCTTTCATCGACAATTCCGCATACTGCCGCGTTGAGTACGGTAAATGGTATCTGACGAATTGGAACAAAACCTCGGACCTTTATCTGAACGGTGTCTATCAATCAACAGAACCAGCGGGCAACGCCTCGATTGACTTTTTGCCGTGGCCTGCCAAGCGCAACATAACAGTCGGAATAGCTGATTCATCACATGGAATATCACTGGATAACATCATTACCAACATTTGTTCAGCTACAGTGTTTCACTCCACTCCCGACGCAGCAGGAATTAGAGACTGTGTTAGCGCAGGGTGCAATGTTATCAACATCTCATGGTTTACCACAGTCCAAGGCCAGCCAGCAACCGATTTGTCAAACGCCTGTTACGAGGCGACTCAAGCGGGGGTGATTCTGGTTTGCTCGGTTCCAAACGTGAACCAAAGCATTGATGATACTGTGGCGCTTCCAGCTTCATTGGTGATGCCGCTACTAATCCCGGTTTGCTCAAGCACAAGGCAGGATGCGCTTTATGCTCCAACGGCGATTGGCAGTAATGTCGTGGCTGCTCCGGGAAGGGTTATCTGGACACAGGCGCCAGATGGCTCACCGGCTTATGGCTCAGGTTCTTCTTATGCTGCACCTATCGTTGCCGGTGTTGTTACATGGCTATTGGGACAATTTGAGCAGACTCCTACCGTTATCGTGCAGGCGATTCGACAGGGCTGCACACCTATAAGTTCTAGTGTCTTAGGGCGTGTTTCTATCGCTGGCGCGGTCAACGCTCTTAGACCAAAGGTCAAGCTTTCAGTGCTTGGAATCGACGGGGCCATGTACATGGTCGAACGTTCTACTGATTTAGTTGACTGGAATTACTTTACAACCACGACCGCAAACACACCCTGTGATGCAACTCCAGGGTTTTATCGAGCAAGAATACTATAAAAAACTTATGGCAGTATCTTATTATACAGTTAACAATCCAGAGGGTGCCTGTGAAATAGGAGATCCGGTCTTTCTAGATGACAGTCATTACGAGCTTGCTGGCACTTTAAGCAACGGAAATGCACATCTCACTTGGACGGTTCCAAACTTTCCTGTTTTGGTGAGAGGCGGTCTTTGGCTACAACGTTCCATTACAGCGATGGATAGACCGGTAAAACTGCCGCCACTAGAAATTGCTTTTAGTGGTTTTGTGCTGACTAACACCACGCAACCGCCGCCGGACGCTAATTGGACAACTGTTGCTAGTTGGAACACTCTTGCATATCTAAGCACGTATCCAATGGAGTTCACTGACACAATACCAGCAGGTTCTCTTTTTGCAACTTATCGTTTAATTGCGTTTACAGCCGGGCCTACTGATGCGTCATATCTTGAGGTTGATTGGAATGTTATTTCGGTTACGCGAAAGTTTGTCTTGACTGGCGTTGTAAATGGAACAACCAGTCTTTTTGACCTTTCATGGACAGGCACCCCACAAGATGCATTATTTAGTAGTTTCATTATAGAACAAGGTGAAACCGATGGAACTTGGACTTTGGTACAAACGCTTGCAGCTAATATAAGATCTTATAGTGGTTTACCGTCAGGAACGTATCGTGTTCGAGGTGTGCTTAGCAATGGCCTTTATGTGGACCACAATCCGGTGTCTTCTACACCAGTCGTTCCTACGGCACAAATTCAGCGTATGTTCGGCGGTAAGTCTGGAATGACTGGTGCCGGAGTGGCTATGACTAAGATTGTAGTAGATAGTCAAGGCAACGTCATTGTGGCTGGAGTGATGCTTTATACCGTAAACGCTGGTAGTGGAGAACTATCCGTTTTTGCGGGTCAAGACGCAATTATTGCGAAGTATTCTCCTTTGGGGGTATGTTTGTGGGCTAAACATTACGGAGGAGTTTCCAATGATAAGTTCTACGGTCTCTGTGTGGATAGTTCGGACAATATTTATGCAATCGGAAGTGTGTTAGGTTCACAAAACGCAGCTGTGTTGGATTTTGGTTTTGGGGATGTCCAAGCGCACGGAGGAGGAGATGTTTTACTGTTAAAGCTTTCATCTGCAGGAACCGTTCTTTGGAGTAAAGTCTTTGGAGGATCGGGTTCAGATACTGGTAGGGCAATAACAATAGATCCAAGTGGAGACGTCTATATAACGGGAACGCATGGATTTTTCGGAACAGGAGCTGATTTTGGTGCCGGAGCATTGGCTGTTCCAGGAAGACCGAGTGCCTTTTTAGTTAAACTTCTCGGCAGCGACGGTTCTCATGTTTGGTCTAAGTCCTATGGTAATGGATTAAACGAAACCTATGGAGTCGACGTGACGTTTGCTAGTGATGGAACTGTGATATTAGGTGCGAGATTCGTGACGAATTCCAGTTTTGATGGTGTGAATGTAATTACGAGCGGAGGAGGGAGTGACGTAGCTATTGTGAAGTGCAATAGCACGACTGGTGCAACTGTTTGGGTGAAGCAGATAACTGGGCCATCTGATATTACAGTCGAGGGAATTTGTGAGGCTAATGGGATTGTTTATGCAGTTGGCGACTACACCCAAACGGCAACCGTTGATGGACATTCGTTAACTTCAAACGGTAGTTCCTTTCTATATGTGTTTAGTTTTACTTTGTCATCAGGAGCTTGGGCTAACGGAGCTTCGTTTGGGTCACTTCCAAACGCCGTTAGTCCACCACACGTTGCCGGGGTTGCTGCTTTAGGTAATAACGGTATAGTAATAACTGGCACAATGTTAGATGCAATAGATTTTGGCCAAGGATACATGCTAGGTCAAGGTGCGAGTAGTGCATTTCTAGTTAGGCTTAACACTAACCTGGCCTCTGTTTGGTCTCGACGGGGACGTTCTCAAAATGGAGATAGTTCTAGTGCAATTGCCGTCTTAAATGGAGGCGTCTATTTTGCTGGAGGCGGACTTATAACAGGTTTTGAAAGAATCTCTGGGTTTGGACAAGTTACAGTTGACCCAGCTACATCAATAGTTACTACCTCAGGAACCGATAACCTGACTTGGTGGATTCGGTTTACTTCATAAGTGTAAACAACATAGTAGGAAGCTGCATGAAGCAATATGAACTGGGGACTTGTATGGAAAATAGTATCAGAACTATGCAAAGCATTACGATACATAACCTTTCGGAAACCAAAGCGTGGTGTCTTTCTTATCGTGGAGGACGACCCACGTGATGCCGAATTGCTTGAATACCGGGTCAAAAAACGGGGATGGAAATGTGAAATTGCCACCTCAGGAGAAGTTGCGGCAGGGCTTGTCAAACATACGTTCTACCCTGTGGTCTTTGTTGACATGCGACTGCCGGGGATGTCCGGCGCAGCGTTGGTGCGCGTACTATCAAGAGAGGCACCAAACACCAACATTGTTGTTGTCTGTGGAGAGCCTCAAGACCTCTCAAACATCCCCGACGGACAGTTTGTTTGCGTAATGCGGAAGCCGCCCACATTAGAGGCGATTGAAGACATGTTACATAAGTTAAAACTATGAAGAATCTATTAACTAATTGGAAGACGACCTTCGCGGGTATTTCCATGATTATCACCGCTGTTACACATCTAGTGTTTATGGTCAACAGCGGTGAGGCTGACCCGGCGGTTTGGAAAAACGACCTTATAGCTGTAGCAGGTGGCCTAGGTCTCATATTCGCGGGTGACGCGACACAATCTCAGAAGCAAGTCGATGATGCAAAAGAGCAGGTTAAGACTGCTATTGAGACTCAAGACACAAGTCATATCACTCAAACGAAAGACGAAACAAAAGTATGAAGAAGTTATCAATAACATTAGGACTCATTGCGATGCTTGTATGCTCATGTGCGTCCCCAATAGGAACGGCAGGGAAGCTCCTTAAGACCTCGCAAAAAACGGTCGACGCTGCTATGCAAGGTTGGGCCACGTATGTAGTGCTTGCAAAGCCACCAGTCATGCAAGAGGAAAAGGTCCGGTCAGCTTTGACTCGGTACCAGCAATGCATGATGGTCGCCAAGGTTGCCTATGCAAATGCGTTCAATGCCCCGACAGACCAGACGGCTCTAGATACCGCCATTACGGTCCTTACGGAGACTGAGTCAGAATTACTTGGTCTTATCACCTCGTTCGCCGGTAAAGTTCAAAAACCAACATAATATGCCTGCACCGATACTAGCACAACTTATCATCGCACTCGGTCCGCCAGCTTTAAGTCTTGCTCGTGACTTAGCTAAGGTTTGGAATGAACCGACTCTCACACCTCAGCAAGTTGAACAAATCTGCGGAGACGCCCAGAAGTCTTACGATTCATATATCGCTGACGCCAAAGCAAAACTTAACGTGTAATGTGCAAAACAAGTTGCTATCTGACGCTGCCGCCAAGCTGGAAAAGGCACTTAGTCTTGAGACGATTGAAGATCGTAAGACTGATATCGTTCAGTGTATTGGTGTTATTCACTACCTTGTGCATAGGAGCGGATATAACTCCAGTGCTTCCCGGTGTCGTGGTAAAGCCTCAGATAGCAACGTCCCTCATAGGGACTAACGAACCGGTGGCAAGGATTAAATACTACTTTTTGCCACTCGGCCAGGTTCCTATTGATAATACCTTGACTAATGCGCCGTTTCTCGCCCAACTCGAAGGTCAGAACGTTCGGTTCACTTTCCCGGTCCAAAGCAACCGGGTCTATGAGATTCAAACCAAAGTTTGGCTTGAAGAAGAATGGCACACAGACATAAGGTTCACCGCCCCTAAAGATGATGTCTTTACGTCGTTCTATCCAATAGACGTAAAAGAGGAGTCACGCTATTTCCGTGTAATGTCAAACTAATGCTTTGGCGAACGAAATATGGAATCATGTGGTCAGAACCAAGTGAAGTATGTGCGCAACGTGAGGAACCCACAAAATCCAACATATTCCACTTGGTTCATCGTCCGGGACCCAAAGTCAAACCACGCAAAAACTGCCCCGGATGTGGGGTTGTGATTGCACACAACTCCAAACAATGCCTACGCTGTAGGCTCAATTCGAAGGTTACAACTGTGTCACTTCCGCGCGATACGGCGAGACCTTCCCGCTCTGCCTAGTTTGTTATGGGACTGGGCAGAGCACCTAATTTTTAATGTGGCGATATCTATGCCAAGTTTTTAGTTTATGTGTAGCGGCTATCGTTTTTGTCTTATTCATATGGGTAGTAGTGGTGGTCATCTCGGCTTTAACTTTGCCGCTTTTAGTGATAGCTTGGTACGAAACTTGGCAAATAAGGAAGAAGTGATGTTCAATTATTGAACAAGACATATGGATAAAACTAAAGCACAATCACCTAAGAGCTTGGTGCTCTCAAATTTTAAGTACGGTCTTGACACAAGGCGGTCAGAGCTTTCATCTGTGCCTGGCACTTTGCTCGTGGCTGAGAACGGCCATATTAATGCGGGTGGCCAGTTCGAGAAGCGTAAGGCTTTTCCTAACTTAGGCAGCTTGACGCTCGTTACGTTTGGTCTACAGGAGACCGAGGCGGGCCTTGTAGTGTTTGGGTCTGTGCCCTTAACCCTTCACACGAAGTGGAGGTCGCGAGCTACTAATGTGGCGATTTTAGACATAAACTCTGTTGTTCCTTTGACTAATTTTCTTAGTATAGGCATGTCCGTTACCATTGCAGGAGTGACCAATGCGGTAGGCGGCAACTATAATGGCGTTAAAGTCTTAACTCAAGTCACAGCAACCTCGATTCTCTATGCTAATGCTGGCACTAATGAGGGAACTATCGCTGATACTGGGGGCACCGCTACGTGGGCAGGACCGACGCTGCCAGCTAATGTCGTCTATCAGCCATTGACTCCGCCGAACGGGTACAATGAGACGGTGGATATCTGTCTCACAGAAATTATATATTCTTGCAATTACAAGGGTAAGGCTTTCTGTCTAGCCAAGTTTACAAACGATGCCTCCGTGTTTGCCTTCTATGATGGCACTCTAGTGCAAGAGTCTCGTAATGGACGTGTGCTGTTTACGGAATTTGGTGATGAAACAGTAACCCAGTTGGCTACAGATTTAGCCACGAATGTAGCCGATATCGAAGGTTGGCTGGCAACCGCCAATAAGAATGCCACCGCCCAGACTGACCAAACAGGCACAACCGTGGCTGGCTCGGTCCTCATTAGAAGTCCTGGCGCGGTGCATTTCATTCCAACACCAGATTTTGACTCCACCAATGGCTTGTTTGGGGCTAAGCTTGTGGACCAGAATTATCCGGGCACCGCCAACGTGAGTGCCAAAGCTTCCTTCACATTAACAGGAGGGACTGTCATAGCTGACACTGTCCAAGTTAGCGCACCCAAGAATGCAGATGGCACAGGTACGGCTAATCTTACACAAGGTTATATACCGTTCAATACGAGCCTTATTCAGACGGCTATTGACGTTGTCACTGCTATCAATACGAACACTTTCTTGACTGGCTACACCGCCGCGGTCGTCACAGGAACAGCTTCAATCACTGTGGCTGCCCCTAATAGCTTTGGGGGAGTAACCTTTAATCTTACAGTAGATGTGACAGGTGCCATGTCCTCAACTGCTTATGCCGGACCGCCAGCCGTGGTTCCGATGGCGGTCGTGATGCAATATAGCACTGTAGTGGCAACCTTGCTTAGCGGCACAATTATATATGCTAGCGATAAGTGCATTGTGACGGATGCTCCGGCGACACCGACTTATACTTGGTCTCTGGTGGATAATCCCACAGGCAGCATGGTAGTCTGTGATACTCCTTTGGATGTCCCCCGGACATCTCCATTTATATACTTCCACCAGAGCGACCCTTATCCTACAAGTGGAGGTATTGTAGGGGACACTAATAATAGGCATCATGCGGTGATTACGACGCCTAGTACGTTCCTCACTAAGTGGAAATGCACTGTGAAGTCTGGTGCTTTGCCCGACGCTGTTATCGAGTTCCAAGTCAAATTCGTCCGTTACTAATATGGCTACTTATGCTTTCTCTGGCGGGTCAACAGGCTATCCTGGGTATGGCGACCGCTGGCAAGTCGGATTTTCCGGCACTTGGGCTGCTGGCGACACGTGGTCCTTGGAAGCCTCGACCGGCGACGCAATTTTCACTCTCGGTCTAGGGGTCTTCGATAACCAGAATCCAAGAGTCTGCATGACCTATAGGGAGCGTATGTACATTGGCCTAGTGAGCCGCTTCCTCGCGTCTAATAATGATGACCCGACCAGCTACGAGGAACAAGCTCCCGGAGCCACGTTTGTTGACTATCAGTCTCAGTTCGGCATCCAAGATACTATTCAGGCACTTAGCCAAATGCAAGGTCGCCTTATAGTGTTTGCTCAGCATTCGATACAGATATGGACAGTAGACGCTGACCCGAGCTTGTTTAATCTAGTGCAGACACTAGACAACCTTGGTTCTAGTTCGCCTTTATCGGTGCAGAATCTAGGAGATTATGATGTCATTTTCCTCGACTCCACCGGATTCCGTAGCCTTCGCTCTCGTGAGGTCACACTAAATGCAGTGCCTGAGGACATCGGCATTCCGATTGACTCGCTGGTGCAGACTGACTTAGAGACCGCCGACCCAGCCGATTGTTGTGGTATCGTAGAACCAGCAAGCAAACGGTATTGGTGCTATATTAACGGTAAAATCTATGTCCTTACTCGATATGTTAATAGCAAAATCACCGCTTGGTCCACTTATATCCCGACCGATTCGGATGGCATAGCGTTTACACCTAAGAAGTTTGTCGTTTATAATGGCCTAATCTATGTGCGGGCTAGTAATATACAGAATGATGGGGACATCCTACTTGCGTATGGAGGCACCAATGGTACTACATATGATGCAACAATAGCCACGTTGACTATCCCTTGGCTAGACGACGGGCGGCCTAAACAGAAAAAATACGCACAGGGCTTTGACTTAGGTGCAAAGGGTGGCTGGGACGTCAGAATAGGAATGGACCCAAATCCCGGCACTTTACAGCTAGCCTACTCAGGGGTTAGCGTCGTCGGGACCGATGCTAAGGACTCAACGTATGACCTTGAGCACGTCAAATTTGAGCAAATAGGCACCCATTTTCAAATTCAAGCAAAAACACAAGCAACATGGACCTCGGCGGCTACACTTAGTGCGCTAGTGTTCCATTATAACCCCGGAGAACGATGATCCATAACTTCGCAAGTATCGGGCCAAGGCTACAGCCTGGGCAGTATGAGCAGCTAGTGCCTTTAGCTAAGGCCGACGACCACGGTGTCTTTCTGCCCACGAATCCAGTATACAAGGGTAAAGAACTCGCTGGCTACTTTTCCATTGGGACACCGGGAAAGCCGATTGTCCTTGCGTGGCTATCGACAGAGAAGATCACGAGTCGCGATAGCTTTCATCTTATTAATACGGTTGAGAATCACGTCGCGTTGGGTGGAGCCACGGGAGTATGCTTTCCAGTCCCTAGGCATAGTCCCTTTCACCCAATGATGAAACCAATGGGATATACATACGGTGGCAGCTATGACTTCTTCGTAAAGGATTTTTAATATGGGTTTTGCTATATTTGATGCAGCACATGGTCAGAAGAACTACGGTAAGATCGCCAAGAAGCAAGAGGAAGCACGTCAGTCTGCTATTAAGACTGGTACAGCTTCTATTGATACCGCCTTCTCTGGTTTCAACGATGACTTTTATAACCAGCGAGCACAAGCGTATCAGAACTACGCCTTGCCTGAGCTAAGTAAACAGTATCAGCAGACCCGTAATCAGTTGATGTTCAACTTGGCTAACAGAGGTATGCTTCATAGTGGGGCAGCGAACAATCAATGGTCAGACTTGAATAGGACCAACGCCCAGGCTAAGCAACAGATTGTAGACACAGGGCTAGGGCAGGCGAATGACCTACGGCTAAAGGTTGAAGGCCAAAAGAATACTCTGCTTGACCAACTTTACCAGAGTGCAGACCCAGCTAGAGCAGCCCAAGGTGCCACGGCCACGGCAGCCTCGTTTACACCGCCTAGCACGTTCCAACCGCTGGCTAATAGCTTCGGTAACATTGCTCAGCAGTATTATCTGAGTGCATTAATTAACAAGAATCAGCCAACCTCGTTTGTACAGGCTCCACGTGAGAGCACGGATGGCTATAGTTCTCCAACCTTAAGCAGCTATTAAACTATGAGTACCGCAGGATACGGAGCAGCCACATCCATTATAGGTGGCGAATTACAAGGTTGGGCAGCCCTCCTTGACAAATGGAAGATGGAGCAAGAGTTTGACTCTGAGCTTAAACGGCAGAATGCGTTCAAACAAGAGGCACTCAATAGGTTTGGCCAGAGGATACCTACTGCTGGGTCAGACCAAGCCTATGCTGACCTATCATCTGGTGCCGCTGACCGCAATGCAAGGTATGCCGCCGTCCAACAGGTTCCTATGGGTATCGCTTCGAAGGGTCAGCCTCAAGGTAACCCGCAGAGGGATGCTGCCACGGCCTCATTATTAGGTCAACAGCGCGCAGCCCTCGGCGCATATAGTGACTGGGGTCTCAAGCAAGCGATACAAAACATACAGACTCAGCGTGCTCTTAATCAGATTGAGGACCGAGCAAAGGGTCAAGCCGGGGTGTTTCCATATCGGATGTATGATGCCCAACATTCACATGATGTCATGGCTGAAGTGGGCCAAGCGATCTCTAGTCTAGGTGGCGGGTCGTCCGATTATAGCAAGTTTGCCGGCGGTGACCCAAGCGGCGGTGGCATGGGCTATTCACCGGCTGCATACAGTGCATATGGACAAGCGTACGGTATTGATCCCGGTCAAGCTCAAGTTGGCGGTAATTATATGAATAATAACACAGGCTACATTCCAGAAGCGTAAATTTATGGCAGACTTACATTACAGAGACAATATCTACGGTAATCAGGCAGCTATTCATGGCTTCGGTCAAGGTCTAAGGAATGCCGTGTTAGGTGCAGAGGCTCTTAGACTTAGACAACAGCAAGAGGCTCAACAGGCGGCGTATCAGGCGGCTCAGATTGACCTACAGAATAGGCAGTTAGCCGCCAGAGCGCCCATGCTTAGGTCACAGCAAGAGCATTTCGATGCACAAAGTGCGGGACTTAATCAGCAACGTATGGCCGGTCAAGACCTAGGCTTTAACCTACAACAGATGCAACAGGCAAGGCAGTTGCCGATGGCATCACAAGATGCCGGACTGCTTAGTGCGATACAGTCGCGCATTATGCAACAGCAAGGTATCATAGCCGCCACACATCCGGCTAACATTGGTGAGCAAGTGCCTCAGATACTTCAAGGTGCTGATCCTCGTATGCAAGCTTTGATGGCTACGAAGACTAAGATGGAGATACCTGTCTCGGCGGGAGGAACTGTCTATAATGCGGCTTCTCAACGGCCTGAGTATACTGCGCCCGGTGGACCACAAAGCCTTACGTTTGAGCAAAGACTAGAGTTAGCCAGACGCGCTTACGTAGCTAGACTTCTTTCAGAACAAATGTCAGGTATGAGTAAGCAAATTACGTATGGCGCAACCGCACCGGATCAAAGCAAGCTTAACGATTTTGTGGCGCAGGCTATACCTCGTGCTTATGGGGGAAGTACCACAAATGCAAAGCCACAGTTTGCACACAATCCAGAGACTAAAGAACGTCTCGTATCTGTTGATGGTGGAGAATCGTGGAGTCCAGTAATTCAAGCCCCAGCACTTAAATACTAATATGCCTTTACCCCCAGGGTTCGTATTGGAGGAACAGCCAAAAGGATTGCCTCCAGGTTTCGTGTTAGAGCCTGAAAGTCCTGTTCAAAAATTGAACAAGACTCAGCTAGCAGCCTTACCTCAGTTCAAACTTGAACAGCCCTCTTGGTTAGAAAGGAACGCAGCCACGCTCTATAGTATGGTTGAGCCCTTTACTCCCCAAGGGCTATTGTCTCAGTCTAATAGACTACTTGGCTTGCCGGACCCTACAATAGATGGCCGTCCGCTGGAGCAGTATTCGCCTCTCGAACCTTTGCTTGGTCCACCTCAACCACAGCCTTATCAGCCTTTTACAGGGGGACCACCTATCCCGTATCCTGAGCATCCCGACGTGCTCCGTGGTGCCAGTCAAGCCATGCGGGAGAAGTTGCTAGAGTATACTAGCCTTGGCAACATCATGACGTATCCGGCATTCGTCAACCCAGTGGCTCGCTTAGGTCTAGCGGGCAAGATGACGTATGACACTGGCCAAAGACTCCAGCAGATCCCACAGCAGGCTACTGAACTAGGTTCTGACCCTAATGCCTCGGCAGGTGACTTGGCTAAACTTTTGACTGGCGGAGCTATAGACCTTGGTGCAGCATATTCGATGGCCAAGTTCGCTGGGCCTCAACCGCCTCCAGCACAGAGCTTAGGAGCCGAAGCGTTCAAAGCTTCTCAACGGCCTGGCGATGTGCCAATTGATGTGGAGTCGACAGTCAGTCCGCCGGAGTTACCCTTGCTCGGTACAGGACAGAAGCTTCTTGACTATAATGCACCCCGCTTTGCGGTGAACTCTATGGGTCATACAGCCGACCTGTCACAGCTCACCCCTAAGGAACAGACCGAGCTTCTTAGAGGTCCGCGCGAGTTCGTGCCACGTGAACAGTATGTCAGACCCGCTCAAGCAGAGCCTCAGATTGTAAAACCCGCGGCCACTACTGGTCAGATTCTAGGACTTCCTGAGGGATTTGTCCTTGAGGACCAGAGTAGCCCGTTAGTGAAAGGACCAGAGAGTGAAGCATCTGTCATACAAGAACCGAAAGCACCAGAGGGAGTCGAAGCTGAAGCGGTCCCGCAAGAAGGGCAACCTCTTAAGACGGCCGCCGAGCTGACCTCTGATCCCGGTCATGCTCTGCATGGTGGAATACCAATTAAGGACTTAGCTGACCAGTTCAAAAAGATTCGTCCTTACCTTAGTCAGATGAATGATAATGGACTTAAGACCGTCTATTCTGAGCATGGCCTTAGTGACCAAGCGGACGTTCCTTATGTAGTATTCTCGAAGCCTACAGAAGCCCAGGTTGAACAGATACAGAAGGCTGCTGAGCACGTAGGAGGTAGCGTCCAAGTTCGGGAAGGGCGCACTGGTGTGTATTTTAAAGGTGGCACCCAGAAAGAGGTCATGCAAGACTGGGCTGACTTCACTCATAAGCTGACGACTAAGCATGAGTTACATGCTGGTGCTAAAATAGAGAAGGAAGACATCAAAACCTTACCTTCTATATCAAAGTCTGCATACAAGGATAAAGAAGGAAATATCTATACTGGGTTATGGCATTATAACGCCTTGGAGAAAGTGCCTCAACACTTGCAAAAAGATGCTAAGGCTGGTTTTACAACCAAAGATGGTAATTTTGTTACGCGAGAAGAAGCGGCTAAAATTGCACGAAAAGCTGGTCAAATGTATAGTAGGGCTGCTGATCAGTATGATATGGGTGGGTTAACTAAGCTTGATTCAGCTCATTTAAAGTTAGATACGACTGACATGTTAGAACATAAACTACATGCCGGTGCCGAGATTGAGAAAGAGGACTTGCAGAAGGTAGTCACCAATCTTAAGGACCGTGAGAAAGACCTCCGAGGCGGCACCTATCAGATGTCGATCCCTCGTATGATGGTCACGCCCGGCAAAGAGGGCAACGGATTTAGTGACTCGTTGAAGCCGGTCGATGGCACTCAGTTGTGGAACCGAGCTAAGAACAAGCATGCAGCTGAGGCTAGTATGCTAGAGGAGATGGGCGTGGCGGACAAGATTAAAGGTCAGCGGCTGTCGCCAGCAGAGGCAGCTAAGATTGTGCAAGAGAATGGACCTAAGGTTGAGGTTAAGAAGTTCGGGGATAGTCAAGAAAAGGTTCATCCTAAGGTAGCTCAGTATCGACAACTTCTACATGAATTTTACGATAACCTAAAGAACGATAAACTCATGGAGTTTAATCAAGCCGGTTATGATAATTCCTTTACACCTAAAAAAGGACTTAATAAGTCTTACTTAGCTAGTCGTGGATGGACAAGTGCGGAAATTAAAACGGCTGAAACTTACTGGAACCTAGCTAAAGATCCTGAAGTAAAACAAGCGAAAGAACAAAGGAACGAAAATCAAGCCCACTGGTCCTCAGTCGCGCCTAAACCAGAAAAAGACATGCCGGGGTATGTGGAGATTGCAGTGACGAAAGACGCGGGTAAAGTCCATAGAGGCTTTGAAGGAACAGAACAAGGGAACAGACAACTATTCCCAGCGTCACATAGTTTCCCACCTAACACCCTCGCATGGACCCGAGCCTTCGAGGATAAGTATGGTGACATAAAGATAGGTCATGTGGTAGAGGTGCAGAGTGATTGGGCCGAACAGCGTCGTAAGATGGTCGAGACGATGAAACAACGTGGTGCCACACAAGAAGATATTGTTCGTGCCCGAGAAGGTGAAGGGCAACCACGTATACTTTCCAGAGCGGAAGCAGTAAATAATGACCCCCTACTCGCCCATTACGAACGTCTCGCAGCCAAGGCCACCATAGAGCACTTCAAAAGCCAGGGTGCCAAGGCCATCTTTATACCTGACTCTAAGACAGCCATGATGACTGAAGGTCATGATAGGCTTTTAGGCAATGAGTATCAGATAGACAACACAAAGGAGTCCCGCCAAGCCTTAGACGACCTAGGTAAAGACTATGACCCACTTAATTCTACATTCGAGGTGAGTCTTAGTGAGCAAGACTATCAGACCCTTAGAGAGTATGGAGTTGAGCCGTATCAGGAACCGCCGCCTCAAGCTAAGGGTATGGAGCTTCATTATGATAAGACATTGCAAAAAGTCTATGAGGAGTTGACAGGTAGTAAAGGTGAGCCGATTAGTCTTGGTGAGCATAAGATGGCGTTGAATCCTAATGAGCCTAACGTTGATGAGTTTGGTCAGTGGACCGCCGAGGGTCCCACGGATGAGAGTAGGGTCCGAAAAGACCTATACTTCCGCAATGAAGATGGCTCGCCCAAGACTGACATCACCGGCAAGCTTTATCCTTTAGAAAAGACCAAAGAAAGGTTCTCCTTAGTGGATAAGGATAAGCCTGACACGGATGTTAAGTATCTGTATGCTGGTATGAAGATACCGGGTCTTGATAAGGTTTGGGAAAAGCTTAAGGTTGCCGTTGATCCTACGAAAGCGGTCGAGGCTGCAAAGGAACTTGTGCCTAAGGTGCTTGACCAAGTCTATGGTCATGGCGTGAAGCGGGACTTCAGTGAAAGTATTGAACACCTCAAGGCGGACGTGGCTGGCTATAGCGCACCTCACCATGTGGCAGTCAGTGAGACCTTGGCTAACAAGATGATCGAGTATGCCGCCGCCGACCAGACCGCTTCATTACCAGCAGCCACAAGGTCATTAGCTCCAACCTATAAAAAAGACGCTATGATGTCTTGGCTCAATGAAGGCGTCAAACAAGGGGTGTATAAATTCGGTAGCCCAGACTTGGCTCCTATGGCTGGCGGTAAGGCAATGGAAAAGATACCGCTCCGCCTTAGCATCAAAGGGCAACCTAAGGGTCAGAACAGCCTTTATGTCAGAGCCGACCTTGCACCCGAAGTTAAGCAAGTCGTTAGTGGTCAAGGACGTATTCCAAGCGAAGGTGTTCAATTTGTCCTAAAGGCTCTCACGAAGTTACAGCTTATGGCTCCCACCGACTTAGTCGTTCATTCGGCTAATATGTTTGGCACTGTAGCTCGAAGCCAAGGTAAGTATCCTAACATAGCCGCCGACCTTGTGGCTAATATGCCTATCGTTAAGCAGATAGATGCAGCACAGAAGCTAGCTTTTGGAGTCATGAGGATTATCTGTGATAATCCGGCGACTCAAGATCAGTTGTTAAAGTTATCTAAACTTGATGCTTTAAGGCCAGATGCCGTGGAATACAACAGCATTTCCTCTCGTATTATAAAGACCTTTGACAGAGCGGGGCGTATTGTCCGGGACCAAATGTTCGATAATGGTGTTAAAATGGGTCTATGGAAAGACACGCCTTTAAATCGTCGTGAGTTTGTTAATAAGATGGGTCAGTATAATACTAAGATGATGACGCATGCGATGGCTACATTGCGTAACTATACATCTCAGTTCGTGGTCGCCGGACGTCGAATGAATCGTAATGCACGTGAGGCAATACTTATGCAGAACGAACTCAAGGCGGCAAGTCCCGGTGCCTATGCTCAGATGAAGTTTAATAACATCTTGTCCGTCTTGGCGACATGGATAGGCGCTACAGTCGTGTTAAACATGGCCTTTACTGGTAAGCCTTTCGGACGTCCAGGCACGCCTACCGGCAAGGTCGATACTGGCAAAGACAGTGATGATGGACGCCCGTTAACAATCGACTTGGCCAAGACTGATTTGTCCCGTAGAGGTGCTAGAAACCTTGGCATTGAGGCGGTCATTAACGGTATCAAGCAGAAGAAAAGCGTAGGTGACACCGCATCGGATGCTATATGGGACATCATTAATGGTCACCTTAATCCGTGGATGGGTCCGCCAGTCCGTCCTTTCGACGAGGCACGTAAAGAGTATGCCGTCTCGCATGACGCAAATGCAGCCCTTTGGAAAGGTGCCTCGAAGTTTAACCCTATGACAGTAGCCTTAGAGAAGGACGAAAAGGGTAAACATAAAGGGGCCGGAGAGTACGCAATGCAACTAGCCGGGTCGGTAGGCTACGGCAAAGGTTACTTCTTAACTCATATTCAACGTCTCGAAAAGGACGCAGGCAAGCCCGTCAATGAGATGTCTCTCAAGGAACGAGTTCTAGCCGAGCAGCACTTGAAAGAAGTCGAACCTCGGCTATCTGAGGAAGTACGTGCAAAGACTGCCACCCGCCCTGTGATGGAAGAGTATAAGACCGCCAAAGAGATTCGCGATAGCCTGTCGAAGGCTGACCGGGGCTTCCTTGAGTCCCGTGAGTTGTCAATCCCTGGGTTCCGTAACATTATCGAGGTCGCCAAGACCGAGTTGCATCTTACACCAGAGGAGCAAGACCGCTATAAGCAGTATGTTAAGGAGGAATATGTGAAGGCTATCGAGTTCATGCGTAAGGACGTTCAAAGGTTCGACGCGTTGCCTAAGGTCGGCCAACAGCAAGCCTTCATTAAACTGATGATCGGTGCTAAGAAGGCGGCACGTGGTCGACTTCTTAAGGAGATGGACTCTATTCAATCTGGTCCAAAGTGATAAGCTTCCGCTTCACGGCGGCACAAAGCATGGAGCTAGTGTTATGACAGCCAAGCTTGCCATAGATATTCTCACGATGGTGCATGGCCGTCCGTAATGAGATCTTAAGATGGTCAGCGACCTCTTTGTTTAGTTTACCTTTACATAGTAACCCTAAGACTTCCAGTTCCCGAGGAGTAAGTTTGCCCATTATAGTTCATGTTAACTGAGTTGGTGGATTTAACGTTTTGGATAGGTTGCCCGTTAAGGCAACATTAAATTTTATTAGTTACTTTCACTTCGCCCTTCTCGATTTGTTCAGCCAGTTTCTCAGGCATCACGATACAGATTTCATCTCCGCTCACATCCTTATACACGCGCTTAAAGATTTGCCTAGTTTCCTCAAGATGCCTCACTATCATACAGTATTCCATAGGAGTCATATCAGCTTGTGATAGTTTCTTAAGGAGCCGCTCGGTCACTATTCCGCCATGCTTCTTGACAAGTTCTAAGAGACGTTGCTGAGGCAGTGCAAGTTCGTTACGGCCCACAGCCACAGATAGCTTCGGTAGGTTCTCCTCGATAGACTCTAAGAAGGCGATAGCCGTCGATAAGAGTTCCTCTGTAAAAATCAGCTTAGGCTCCGGTTGAGCGACCGCCAGCATCATGGCTACCTTCTGTGCGAGGACATCCTTGGCTTCGTAAAATCCAGCCATGACAGTGTCATCAGGAATAGGCAGCGCTTTGAACCATTGGTCAAAGAAGTCCCGTGTCTTCTGACTGTCCCACGTGAAAGAGCCTGCAACCTGGGCTATCTTCTCAAGATGTTTAGCGCACCAGTCCCGCGCGGCGAGTGCTTCGGGACTAACATAAGGAAAGGTTATGCGCTCCGCTTGCTCAGTCTCATAGACATAAAGCATCCGGCGACTGAAGCCACCAGAGATGACCTTGAGTTTTAACTTATCAATGATCCAGTCAGGAGTTTCACAAGCTAAGATGTTAATGCAAGGGTGCAAAATAGTCTGTAAGCCATGTTTAATAGTGCCCGCGTTGAAATGCTTCCGGTCATAAATGTCAGTCAAGAACTCAATCATGCCTTGAGGGTTAATAGACATGAAGTTCTTAAGTTCGTTAATAAAGAATGCCATCGGACGAAACTCGATACTTTGGCCCGTCTCGTCGGTATAAATGCGGGCTGAGTCGGCTTCTGCTAGGCGGGTCACGATAGCCTCACGACTCATCACACTAGAGCCTAATGGATAGGTCGGGAAGACCTCGATAAAAAGTTCTGAGGCTAAGTCCTTGGCGGTTCCTTTTCTGATGCCTTGCCTGCCGACTAAGCAGATATACATTGTAGGATATATCCTATAGTAGCTGTGGTCTACATAGACTTTTCTACCCATAGTCATTGATAAGATTGATATGGCGGCCCACATATGGTGGCGCTTAGGTGCCATATTTCCGCTGTTATATAGTAGATATTGCGAAATAAAGTCCACGTGTCCCTTGGGTTCCTCTGATTGTCTTGTTCAATCTTTGAACATTACTTTTATGAAGGCTTCGGCCCTTTGTCTTGTAGTAGCATGCACAAGTGGGTAAGTCAACATTATGTCTTTTCCAGTGAGTTCGTCTAGTGCCCATATGTATTTAATTTGTTGCTCTATTGACATAACCTTTTCCGCCTCGTGCATGGCGTTCAGGTCGTTGAGGTAGTCGGGAAGCGCACCGATATAGCAGAGAACGCAACCGCCCGGTGGAATCCAACGCGCTTCTCCAGTTACTCCAGTATTTCCGCGATTCCACCCGCACGCCTCAGCAATCGCTATCCGCATTTCGTCGTTAGTCATATTGTTATTCGAATGTCCCTACTTGCGAGTCCTTATCGAAAGCCCAGTTAGTACCGTATTGACCAGAGAACGGAATCTTGATGTATTGACCCGCGATGATAAGGGTGTTATCAAAGTATTGTTTAATCTTACTAATTGCCCAGGCGGTATCGGCAATGGGCCACTGTCCGAGTAGAGCGTCGTGGACCTGATGAAGAGGCTGTATGCGAAGTCTTTTATCCGTTCGATTCTCTGGGTCTCTATACAAGTTGAGGGCAGCTTTGTTTGTGGCATAGGTTGTATTTTCTTGTGGTTCATTCGCTAACGCCTCACCTAGTATCTCATTATATCGTCCGAAGAACATTCTCGTGTGACCTGAGGCGGAAGTCAGCTTCGGCGGATAAGATTGACGGGACAGTTTCTTCTCGGTCTCCTTGTGCCAAATATCCGGTTTATAACAAGCATAGACCGCTTGGCGGAAGTTCGCTACATCACCCCGGCTCATCTTAATTCGGCCTTCACTCTGGACGAAGATAAGGTCGGCAAGGCGGTCCACTCCCATTAAGTAGCAGATGCCCCATATCCCACACTTGCACATAAAGTAGTCAAAGTCCTCTTTTTTGATCTCCTTTAGTAGCTGTTTAATTTCCTCCCGTTCTTTGCCTCGCAACGAATCATTACCGTGCCGGAGCATGTACGCAATGCGCTGAGCTGGTTTAATTCTTGCCAAGAGATCGTCAAGCATAGTTCGTTCACCGAGAGCTGCCAAATGTGCTCCCACTGTCCAGCCGTCAGCGCCAGAGAGATCGCATTGAAAAAGGTAGTATCCTTCGTCCGCCGTAAACAGGTCTCGCATACCTCTTTTGAGAGGATGTCCGTCGGGCCGAAGTGGATCTTCGGAAGGTATCGTCTGGAGATTGTAACCGCTTCCGGTAGGGGAGGTATAGCAAGTAATACGTCCTGTCTCAGTCCCGACAACATTATAACCTGCACGGATTCGTCCATCTGTATCAGGATATATTTGTAACATTTGTGCTCTAGTGCGTAGAGTACCAATTTGTAAAGCGAGTTCAACGCTTCGATGCGAGGTAAGGTGACTAAGCTTAAGGAGGGCTTCGTAGTCTGTTGTGAGTTGCCCTGTTTTCTTATTAACTTGCTGCGGGAGCTTGAGTGTTTCATAAAGATAAGTTTTAAGTTTGTCTCCTTTGATATTCATGTCGATACCGAGGTCGATATGAAGACGGCCACGTTGAGCGTCCGTGAAGTTTGCCCCACTCTTAAGTAGTGCCATATGAGTGGCATAGCATTCGACATACTCTTTCTTAGGCTGCGTAGTATCTCGCTTATAGCACATCACAGATTGGACAAGTTTAGCCACCCCTTCTCGATTAAGACTTGGGTCAAGGCCACATCCAGATATACGGTCAAGCTCATATTGCAACCCGTATATTTGCTCCTCAACCTGTGCTAAACGCTCCTTAGCCAAGGCTTGATTGTACCGGATACCTCGAAGCTCCATGTAAAGCATAGGGTTTAAGAGCGCGACATTAAAGTCATAATGCGCACGGCTCGGTCCTTTGAGCCATTGTGAAAGCTTGTCATTTATTTCATATGTGACGGCTGAGTCCCTCGCGCAGTATCGCCAATACGTTTCATGGTCTTCTGACGTGCGCTCTTCCTTATAGAACGGCTCAAGAGTATATAGAGAACACTGAAAGCCTAGGCTTTTCTCAAGTTCGCTATACAGTTCCCAGTGCTTAAGCATCGTATCGTCGCTGACATTCTTTATGACCATGTCATAGGAGAACTGCAAGACGAAGCGATCATATAGGCTATTCTGTAGAACTTTAGGGATAGCTGGGTCAGCCATGACACTGGCTAGTGCCCGCCAAAGCCTCGTCTCGTCCTCGACAGAATGGATGCTTCGACCATCACGAGTAGCGAAGGGGATGGTGAAGCTGGCGGTCTCTGAGGTGGCTATAGATAGACATTTCATCCCATAAGGTCTAGACTTCTCACCGGGCTGCGGAGCCACCGCCACGTAGCCTTCGATGTCCATAGCGATTAAAGGCTTGTTGACCTTGATTAAAGAGAGCTGAAGTATTATAGAGTCAACGCTATAGTCAATAGTCAAGACTCGCTCTGGCGGTTTCCACTCACTCGTATGTGCATGACGGGATGCTTTCTTAATGTCGAACACTAAAAGGGGCATCCACTCGTAGTTACGCAAGCAGGCTGCCGGATGATAGGCACCAATACACTTCACTCCAGGCAGTGGGGCATCCATTGACGAGACGAAAAAGGAACCTCGCCAGTCAGAGATACTATTAGGATACGCGAAGGTGAGTCCCTCGGGGGACTTCCGCTTAGGCACATCAGCTGAACGTCCCGCCATGAAAGAATGTAAGGCGGTACCGCCAAGGCAGATGACGATATTCGGTTTAAATAGCCGAAGGTCGTCCGCTAGCTGAGATAGCCCTTCTTGTATTTGAGGACCATTCCAGTCGAAGGCGGTCAGCTTGTTGCCGGCGGGTCGAGTCTGACAGACGTTTCCTATAAAGCATTGGTCCCGTACGATACCTGCATGGCTAAGGCACTTGTTAAGTTCTCGGCCACTGTGCCCTACGAAGGGCATACCCTCTGACACCTCGTCTGCACCCGGTGCCTCACCTATGATAGCGATACGTGCCGTGCCGGGCTTTATCTTAGGAAAGACATTGGGGACTTTCTTGTAGGTTGTGCGGTCGACTAAGGCTGCGTCCTCCTCGAAGAACTCCTCAAAGATGTTATGTTTAGGCATAGGGTCATGACTGATCTTTATTGTGCATTATTTGTTCACTGAACGCCTCGATTATAGCTTCCTGTATATTCGCATGCAAATGATCGAACTCAACCTCACGCATTAGGCCACTACCAGAGGTGTGCTTGACTATCTTGACTAGATTAAAGTCCCGCACAGTCACTTCGTAGCAATCGCCATTGTAAAATGCGTGAAAGATTGTGTTCATACTTGATTCAAAGTGGCAAACTCTTTGTGCAATTGTAGAGCAGCTTGATTGTATGCTACAGCAGCTTCTTCTTTAGAGTCAAAAAGTCCGATATGAATACTTTGTTTATGGTGTGTGATTGTAGCGCGCCATTTACGACTTCGTTTATGCCAGCCCACTCCACGTAATCCAGTTGTATTAGTTTCATACTGCTTTGTATTACATGCATTCTGTGCTGCTGTAGCAATTCGTAAGTTCGAGCGCACATTATTATGTATGTTTTGGTCTTTGTGATCTACCCTTTGTCCTTTAAAGACTTCAATAATAAAATGAGACAAGATTAACCATTCGTCTTTATTGACGTGGCTCTTTACTGTGTTATCAGTGCAATGCCATTTAAATGTTGACAGGACATCAAAGACATTATCGTCAACGTAAATACTTTCACCACAATTACACCTAAATGTTTTCATTGAAACTTAAAGTTTGGGTTTATTTTAAGATACATCTTCTTTATATTTTCTAATAAGTAATTGTAATGAGTCTCTTGCTTTTCCACGGCAATTACATTTCGGTGCATACGTAGCATTTGGATTACCATTGAACCACGACCTGCAAAAGGTTCCAATATGGTTTGACCTTGAATGCTAACTGCATTAGTTAATAACTCAGTAACTTCATATGGCTTTGCAAATTTGTGTCCTGTATCCATTACCGCCTGAGCGTTGTCAGCTAAGAAGTCTGAACGATTAACTTTATTCGCTAAGGTTGCTCCTGGCTTACGCGCTATGATGGCAATTTCATAGTTCTTTGTAAAGTTATATTGTGCACACTGATTCATAGCATGAGGCTTTAGCCACACAAAAGGCCATCTTTGAACTGCAAAGCCAACTTCAGTTGCAATGTTATACATAAGTTGCCAGTTCATTAGGTCAGCAAATGTAATTACAAAGGCGTTATCCTTTGTGCACAACCAAGCAGCGGGATAAAACGACTTAATGAGTTCTAAGTTCTCATCCACGTCATGCTCATCTGCTATCGTGTCTAAGTCAGCCAACCCACCATGAGGATTCTGCTGATTTAACATTTCGATATCAATGCCGTACGGAATGTCTGTGATGATGTGGTCAAACCGGCTACGTTGTTCGGGCATTAACATGAAGTCAATACTATTCATGTGAATGACCCGATTAGACACATAAATTACCTCAGACAACTGCTTAGCTTCGGCTTGTTTATTAGCCCAGTATTCCTCGAAGGGGACCGTATTTAATGGGTTGCTATTATAGCGTTCACGTTGCTCAGCCAAGGCGTCAGGCTCGGCTTCAACTTGCTGGACAAAGTCAATAAGTTGCTTTGCGTGAGTTTCTTCTACGTTCTTATTCGCGTTCTCTCGATGCCGTTTTGCAAGCTCTGCTTGAAGTCGGTCCTGTTCGTCTTTCAAAAGACCTAAACGATATGCTTCTGCGGCACTTTGAAAGTTCCAAAAGCGACGTTTATCTGAAGGCAAAGCTTGCTCAAGTTTAAGCCTCTCTGCTACACGCAAGACATAATTTATAGTTCCTAACTCCATTCCAAACGCTTCTGCTGCTAGTCTCTGTGACCAGCGCCAACCCTCTAGTGCACCGCGACGTTTCTTGAGTCGGTGAATTTCTAAGATTGACAAGCATTCCTCTTGCCATGTCATTGACTTCCGTCGAATGTTCTCCTCAAGTTCAAGCTCATGGAGTTCGTCTTGAGACAAGGTTTCGACATAACACACAGAGACATGTTCTAAGGCAAGCTTCTGACATGCTGCGTAGCGACGTCCGCCGGCGACGAGTTGCTGGCTTTGGTTAAGAACGATTGGCTGTATAAGGCCGAATCTAGCTATAGACGCCGCCAAGCCTTCGATATCACCAAGGTCTTCGCGAAGGCGGTCCTTGACTATGATGTCTTTTAAAGGTATAGTAAAGTTTCTCATTCTGTATATGGTAATAATTTGCTGTCTAAAGGGCACATTAGAAAGCATTGTTTTCGTCGATTCCGTGCTATAAGCAACTCAGCTTGTACGCCTTTAGACTCTTTCCAACCATCTAGAGTTAAGATAACAAAAAGGTCACATTTTCGTATCATTAGCTCGTCATACTCAGCCCAGTATTGCCAGTCAGTAGGTAAAGTAGAGTGAATCGCAATAGGATGTGTATGTGTAATAGGGCTAAACACAAAATAGCCTTGCTTAATTAGTTGACCGGCGGCTAAAGCGGCTAGTTCGAACCGCATAGTTTGAACGTCTGGATAAGCGTCCGTATAGGGACTAGCCAAGTAACATAAGAGTCGTGCACTCATGGTTTCTTGTCAGCTCGAAGGTGGGCAGCCTTGTCACTATATTCAAAGTTCTCGTATCGCACTGCAAGTTTCTTTATGTTCGCTTCGAGGATGTCCGCGCGACCAAGATGCAGAAGCTGTCTAAGTCGTTGCATATAGAACTCTAGGTCGCCAAGTTCCTCTATGAAGTGAATGTGCATTTCAGCATTCATGTCCTTATTGTATATAGCATACTTCTTAGCTATGTCGATAAGCTCACCCGCCTCACCACAGATACCAACTGCCATGTGGAGGACTTCCATCTTGTGAGCAGAGAGGTCTTCCAAGATAAGACCGCCAGGCTTCGAAAGCTTGGCTACCATCTGAGCGTGTTTCTGTTCTATAGTTTCTCCCATAAAGCGTTAAAGAATTCTAGCATCGGTTGCACATGATTTTGTGCCACGCGATACATTATGTTTAAGTTCGTTCCGTGTGTTAGATTTTGGCTACCAATGTAGATATGAGCACCATGACTATGGCGATAGCATATAAACATTTTGACATGAATGTTAAGGCAATGTTTCTTAGCATCACTCCTAGTGTTGCAGCCTCGTTGGGCTAGGCCGTAGATAAGGCGACGCACCCGTTTGAGTGGATGTCGGGCCGCCTTGCTTTGGCTATAGGTAATGACGTCAAACTCATCATATGACGAGTTAAGATAGTCAAGAAAGCGGTCGCCATCGAAGAAAAGGTCCGGCTCAAAAGACCGCGAAAGCGGTATCATGAGACGGGTCGGGATGGCGGACGCCGGGACGTTAAGAGGATCTAGTGCCACTTTGAGTCCTCACAGAGCAAGGCGATGATTGCGTAGTTACTAAGGTCCCGCCAAGAGTCAGTGATAGACTCGTTTGTGACTTTCTTACGTCTATTCATGTAGAGGTGTTTAAGTCTCTTATACTTGTCGGACATACGGACGAGACAACCCATTGCAGCAAACTCGGCTATATTGTCTGGTCCGTAGTCTTCGTTCTTACGGTCGAATAAGAGAGCGTTGGCAAGGCTGTATCGTATGAAGTCACGAGAGACTGAGGACTTGAGGCCAAGCGTAGCACAGAGGGTCTCAATCCCTACTTTCTCGTTGACAAAGTCTAAGTCTTGTTTAGGTGTCGGCATAGTGTTGTTCAAAAAATGAACAAGACTGAAGGGGTCGGACCTTACAGTCGAGTGTTATAACTTAGGCAGGCAACACGAAACTGATGTTCGTTGAGGGTCCGAAGTTGCCGGAGCCTTTGTCGACCGAGGTCTTGCCTTGCACGATTTCACCCTCAAGCATCGAGGGATTGTCGATAAGTTGACGAGGGGTCTTGTCAGTCTTTGGACCGAAACAAGCCTTGAGCACCGTGGCGAGATCCTTCTTGATGTTCTCGATAGTGCGTCCGGCCTTCTCGTTACCTTTGTCGTCGACAGTGGGTTCTGTCGGCGTGATGCCATACCGCTTGAACACTGGGAACCCTGGGGCAGTCTCTTTGCCGTCGAGAAGCTTGGCAGGTTTCGTGGACTTGAACTTGATGGTCAAGGTCTGATTCTGCTCGTTCGATTTCGAGGCTGCAATCTTGGACGATTCGACCTTGAATTCGACGATACGATCAGGGGCTAGGACCGGAAACGACGTGTCAATAGTACCTGCCGCTTCATTCAAGGGGTCTACCATACCGCCTGCTGCTTCGTCGGGACTTCTGTTTATGTTTTTCATTTGTGTTTTTGTTTATGTTTTCTCTAAGTTCTCACCAACAAGGTGAGAAAATCACGTCGGTGATATCGCATCAGCCTGTGAACCGCCAAAAGGACTTTGGCCGATAGTTTCAATAAGGAGTTGGGTGTGCAACATAGTGCAAAGGTTCTCAAGCTCGTCTTTAGAGAACTTTGTCATGCCTTCAAGGTAGAGACGGCTAATTAAGTCAGTCAAGGCGGCCTTGTCTTTAAAGTAACCGCCAGCCTTAAGCACGGGTAAGACACTTTCACGGACCTTATTAGTCAAGGTCATGGCCTTTTCCATAAGGAGACCGTATTCGTCAAGCTTAGGCTTTTGTGTGTACTTGAGCTTACTAATGCCGGCTTGGACTATTTTCCGTCGTTCATCGCTGTTCATGCTAATTGGTGCTTTCAATCGGTTGTTTCTTTGTGACTGTACTCGATTTTCCGCTTGGCGGTGTGATAGTCATAATGTAGTCGGCTATCATGTTGGTCACCTTGTGCTCATATTCAGAGCCAGGAGCGTCAATACGTTCAGTGGCACGAACAGCTATGCCACTAGTTTCGTCGATATAAATGGTCATCTTAGTCATAAGTTTAACATTTTAATGAAGTTCTCTGCACCGTTGGTTATCTCCACCTCATCGGGTATATTAGGAAACGAACACTTAAGGTCCGACAAGGTGGTCTTCTTTGTGACAACAAAATACTTGTACTGACCGGCAGCCGCCTTGCGACATTCGACTCGCCACATATCTGTGAAGAAGCCGCCAAAGTAGTCGGTGATGCCGCCTTGGAACGCAGGCTCATACTTTAGTACCTTTTCTTTCATCATGCTCTGCGGGTCCGACTCGACGATTATCTTCTCGTGACACATACAGATTGTATGCTTGCCGGTGCCTTGAAGTTTTGTGATGAGTAACTGATAAGCCTTCGACTTAAAAGGTATCCAGTCACGTGCTTCCATCTCGAACGGGTTCTTTTGCTTGTTCTGTAGCTTAAGGACGTTCCGAATGAGGAACTCGTTAACATGAGTAAGGCCATCGACGGCGACGACCCCTACATCTTGACTCTTGCCCGCCTCGACAATCTTGTCACAGAGTCTATCGAAGCATTCGTGAATCTCGACTGGCGTGCCATTGTCATCAGTCCGTATCGTTTCATACTGATACGCTAAGTCTTTCTTGAAGCGGCTACGGACTAGACGTTCTGGTCCATCAAGGTTCCCATCGCAGTCCATTATACGAAGGCGAGGGAATTGAAGTGCTAAGGAGGTCTTGCCACCGCCTGGTGGTCCAATGAGAAGAATCTGTAATGGCTGAGGCGGCTTCGGTTTGTCAGGTGTTGAGGTTTTCATATCATATACTGTATGTCTGTGTATGTAGCCTTATTAAATCGTCGAATTTCTGACTTTGTATCAGGGTCAAACCAAGCAGTTCTTTTGTCTCTGAGAGCAAGACATTGATGATGTCGAGAATTTCGGTCAATAAAAAGGTAAAGTTCTGATTCCCAGACGCTTGTTTTTTGAGGGCGGTATTGAAATACATCACCAGGAGTAAGGTCTTTAAACGTGAGAGGTCTAAATGGTTGTTCTTCTACTATAATGTCTTTCATGTTGCTTTAGGTTGAGTTGGTTCTTTCAACGGATTCCAGTCGTTAGATTGATACAAATTCGAGGCCAGCATGACACCACGGTCCTCAGGCACGAGTGTGCACACATCATAGTAAGGGCAGCGGCCAAAGTTAGTGCATTGCACGGTCTTCATAGGCATATAGCCGCGTTGATAATTATAGAAGAACTCCTCGACGAGAGCGATGGTGTTCTGTTTCCATTCTATGATTGACTGTTTAGAACAGTGGAACCTTTCGCGCTGTAGAGACTCTTGCCACCACTTCTCGGGGGTGTTCGCACCTTGACGTTCGCCACGTTGGACATAAAGTGGGGGCTGTTTGGTACGTATCGCGTTGACAATATATCCTGCCACTGGCTGCTTAAGGACTTGTTCAAGTGCCCAGACGTAGCCTCGCTGCTGACTAGACATCTTCATGCGTTCGAAGAACTGGCTACCTAGCATTGAGGTGGTCTTGTGGTCCAGGACGAAGATTTGGCCGTCTTGGTTAATAGGGAGGTCTATCTTACCGGTGTAGATAATAGGTATAATGACTGGAGCCTTATACAAATACCCATCTGGACCAGTGTATGGAAGTATTCCTTCCCATGTAAA